GCGACATTAGAAACAAGACTCTCATGGTCAAAATCGAAACACTCCTCAAACGCGAGGACCCTTCTTGGGCCCCACGCGTGATCTACATCGGAAGCGACGCACACAACGCTCTAACCGGCCCGGCCATGATGGTCGCAATGGAACGTTTGTGCGCTTTGTTGGACACGGATGAAGGCGGTTCACGCCTTGGACCGGCCGACATTCGCTTCGCTTACAAGAAAGACGATGTATTCCTATGTTCCCACCTGTCTGCTGATCCAAAGTGTCAGACGGTGGTTGAGGGTGATTACAGTGCCAACGACCGAGAGCAGGTAAGAGAAGTCGGAGAAGTCATCATCGATGCCTTTCTCAAAAAATTGAACTTCGATCCATACACACGCCTGTGGATGCAAGAAGCCAACGAGGAATACGATGTTTACGGGTGGTCGGCTGGAATCAAAGCCACACTCAAATATCAACTCCCCACCGGCACGACTGCAACCACATTCCGCAACTCAGCGTTTAACGCCGTGATGTTCTCAGTTGCAATGCAACAACAGTCAGTCACCAATGCCAGGGCGGTCATCCTTGGCGATGATTTGGCTGGTGTGCTGCAACAGAACATTAGCATCAAAGAGTGGGAAAACTGCGTTACCAGGTTTGAGATGAAGTTGAAAGGCAACAAGCACATCGAATTCAACGGTGCTTTAACTTTTCTCTCCAGACGTCTTGTTTCATGTACTCCAACCCCATGTCTTGTCCCCAAAATTGGCAAGACACTCGCACGCTTCAATACTAGAGCTTGCAAGAACCCCTCCGTTTCGAATGACGTTTATATGGCTGGCAAGGCTTTAGCCCACGCCTATGAATATCGCCATGCACCATTGATGGCGCGTATGTTTCTGAACCGGTTTGAACACCACAAAATCCTGAGTCATCTTGATGAACATGGGCCGCTTCAACACGACTCGTGGTTCCTCAAGATATCTGGAATGGTTACGCCCGCCGAAATCAAGAACGCAGTGCTCAGCTGCCCAGTCCGCATCAGCGATGATGATTGGATTTATTGGGTGGCTGACACCTACCTTCTTGGTTGGGACGACCTTCAGGAGCTCTGTGAGCAGGTGATAACTGGCACGGTATACGAGGTCATCGAAACTCCGTTCTACACGGAACTCGAGATCGATTTTTGACGCAAAACAAACAATCTTTGAGTGAGCCCGGAGGGTTCAGGGTCGCCACCAGCAGTTAATTGGTGTACAAC